TTATTTCATCTTTTTTGGAATCTACGAATGGTGCAATCATTGCGGCTGACCAATTTATAAAATTAAATTCTCCAACCGTCTTAATATCGTTTCTATATGTAAAATCGTTTTCGTTGTGAAATTCATTCCACAGCGGAGATTTTACATAATTCTTGTCATAAATATCTATAGATTTGTCTACAATATTGTCAAAGTCTTTAACAACTACATAGTTAAATGCGGGAACAGACCCCTCTATGGTTTCTCCGCGATGCTCTATAAAATCTTCATACCTGTGCGTATTTATTACTGAACCTTCGTGTATGTCTGCATTAAAATTGGGATGCAGTTTTATATAATTGCCGCCAGATATTTCTATACGACCGCCTCTAGTGTAATACAAAAACCCTTGACCTCTATCTCCAAATCGAAACACTCCTACTTCATGATCTTTTATTTTACCAAATGCTACAGCGTGAGTTGTAGCATTTATTGGAAACAACAACCTATCGGATTCTCCAAAATCTACTTCTTTGTAATCAGTTGTGTATTCATACGCTATTTCCAATTTTGAAGAACTAGTGACGAGGTTTTGTACAAACGTATCGTTGTAAGATATTTCTGGAGACGCAAACATCAAAACGTATTTGTCATCTGAACGTTCTGTGCTGACTTCGGAATAATATTCACCCTGCGAATTGTCACCATCGGCATCATAAGAATATGCCCGCAACATTCCCATTGTCATAAATCCGGAAGGATAATATGTCGTTGAAAATGACTCTTTATAGTTGTGAACAGCTTTGCCAACAATACCTTGAGAAATAATATGTCTATCGGATGAGTTTCTCGGGCATCTTACAATCTCATAAGACGGAAAGGACTGTTTGAAATCATCTGTAGCATCTACATCAAATTCTATACTATAGAGAATTTTATTTAATTTATTATTTTTTACCTCTATCGGTTGTGTGTTTGGAATACGTACATCTACAATCCATTTGACAGGCCATTTGTTCCCATAGACATCGTAAAATAATATACCATATCTATAAATCTCTCCGCGTTGAAGTGTTTTTGATCTACCTTCGTGGCGATCGGTCAGCTCTTCAGATGTTGTTTTAAACTTCCACTTTATGTTTCCAGACCCACAGTAATGGTCAATCCAATACTCCCAATTATCTCCGCTCACGTCAAAATCTAAGCTATATTCTACGGGAGGCTGTGCTGACGCATCATATTTATTAAATTTTGTTGCAAACTTGGCTGCATATTGATACTAGTTGTTCGCAACAAATAGATAGTCTCCTTTACTTTCGATATATTGTGGAGACGGTGTAATGTAATTGTTGCTTAAAAACTCTGCGAAAGATTCCTGTGATATTGCAGACTGTCCACGATCTGTAAAAACAAACTGATCTTCGGTCAACGACTCGTCGATTATAAGCTCTACTAAAGGTGGTTGACCAACTTGTTGATAGGAGATTCTATAAACCTTAATTTTTTCGTAAGTTCCTTTATACTCGTTTATGTGTATAGTCAATCCTACATTTGTAACATCGTTTTCTGTATACATCACACCGATGTCGACGTTCGAATCAGAGTTGTACAATTTTATCGGTTTTGACAATGGAGAAACATGAGAAGACTTTCCGTGGTTGTCATACATCTGATAAACATATTGCACCATCGCCGGTTTTAATTGTCCAGTAGTTCTAGTAATTTCCTCAAACCCTCCGAAAGTACCATTGTCGGTTTTATCTATATTACTAAACGACTAGGCCCATGGCTTACCATCAGCCTTCTTGTCAATTCTAAATACTCTCAAAGGATTGACGCCGTCAGCGATATAAAGTTTAATGTTATCGTCATCTTCCCAACGGGTAACTAAACTGTAATGCTCACCACCCCAAACTGTACAATTTTCATCGTTTGCATCTTTTTTTTCTGCAACGAACGGTCTGTATGTAGAACCGCTCGTAACGTTTATAACAACTATTGCACAACAATTTTCATCGTTTGCATCTTTGTAGTTTGTGAGCAAAACCAATAAATCTCTCACGCTTGTGACGGCTACTATTTGTTCGTCCTTATGAAAATACTTCGGATCTTTATATACCTACTTATATCCCTCAATCAGTCTAAGTTCTCCGCTGTTCTCGCCGGTATTTGTAATAAACCTAAGATTCTCTGCATACCTATATTGTTCGTTCGACAGATAAGCGTCGGACGTATCCGTGTTCATACCTTTGTTGAACACGTTTATCTGTTGATTTTGATTAACGGACATGGTAATCGTTATAAGTTATTTGTTCTCTGCCAGCATATTTGAAGAATGTATCGTCTCCATCCATGTCTGGTATAAGTTTATTCCAATCGTTCTTTATGTTTTGCATATCGTCTGCCGTGGGCATCATGGCTTCAGCGTACGCCTAGTTCCTATAGAAGTTCCACTGCTGTTGGGTATATGTATATATATTCTAACCCTGGTTTACACCCCTACCTCCAAGTTTACCCTACAACCATTTGGGGAAACTTAGTTTCATAACTACGTACCAATAAATTGCCTCTTGATATGAAGTGAGGTCTGGTATCAACGGATAACCTCGTTCGTCTGTAGCAATAGCTTTGTATGCCAGTTTAATAAACCCATGCTTCTGATTTGTTACTATCCAACCAGGTTTAATGAAGTATTGCGGATCTTCAAAGTTACCTTCTCCAAACATCCTCGTAAGATACTTCATGGTGTTTATTGTGTAGAACTGAGATTGAGCCGTTGTGAGCTTTGGAATTAACGGTTCTTCATAATACTACCCCAGATGCTTTTGATGGCCTCTAGGGTGCTTAAAAATAGCCGTAGACGTCCTCATAGGCTTCCATGGCCCGTGTGGTGTTGTAGAATACGCCACCCCGTCTAACACCTGCAAATCTTCCGGTATTGGGATTTGATAATCTTGTATTTCTAATATAGGGAATCCGTCTTCTCCAGATTCCTTACTGATATACTACATAGGAGCACCAATCTTATCAACGGCTTCAAATATCCATTCTCGTATATCACTAGTCCTCTAGCGTACTTCGGATGAATCCAAATCAGCCATTATCTTAGCTATGACTGATTCACACTTTGTATAATTGTATATCATTTATATCTATATAATCTTGTTTATTAAATATTAGTTGAGCTAACTTGCGTTTATTCTGTCTTACAAATCCCAACTGGTACTTATATCTGTCTGGGAATGTGCGAGGTATTTTTGACCAGTACAATCTGTATTTGTATCCGTCAGTATGTTCGTTTAAGTGATATATGCGGACACCTAAATCTTTGCTTGATTTATAATCTACAGATAAGGATTTTGAATTATATTCTTTAGGTTTGTACTTACCGACTTGAATAAGACCAAGCCCATAAGGCATTTTAAAGCCCTCTGACGCGTTTAATACGTGTTCTAGTATAACTTTACACATTTCGTCCAAAACGCGCTTGTAGAGGCTGTAATCAACTTCTACGGGCATTGTACGGTACATATCCCTAAAGGTTACCGATTTATTCTTCATCGTCCTGAGGACCGTGTGGTTTTACGCTAGCTAACGTAGCATTATTACTATCGTCGCTTGGTCTGTTGAGCATGAATGCCAGTTCATTCTTCATTATCAGATCTTTTATCATCGGAGCCATCCATCCTGGAATTTTAACATCTTCTTCATCAACATCGCCGTCCTCGTCATCCCCTTCTAATTCGTCGGGTTCTTCATATACTGCGAGAACATAGATGTATTTTAAAAGCCCTTGATCGCTAACCCCCTATATATAAATATGACCGTCGTCTTCATAATACGCGGTCAATTCGCCAAATGTGTATTTTCGAAAATACTGATAATGTCTTTTTATATGGTTGGTATATTGAATTACCTCTCCATTCTAATCATGCACTGATAATATGCTCTTTTCGCTATTATTAAATATATTCTTAAGTGGTTCTACAGTTCTCTTAGTAAACGTAGGATTATCAGAGTTTGAAGGAACGTCTTCTAATTCCAGAGGACCGTCTTCTTGTACTTTTATAAAAAGATTATCGACAAGATCTTCTGCGTTAAGATTAGACTGTTTTGCCTATTCTTTCAACTAGTCCATCCTGTCTCTATGAAGTTTACTCTTATAAGCTTTAATCCACTCAGAAATCTAACGTCTAGATAGATCTTCACTCTCGCTTATATTGTTATTTCTCACAAGCAGAAGTATATCGTCTATCAAAGATTTTAGTGAGATTGTAATCATATTATTTATCGTATGCTTCAATTACTCGTACATCTGTAGTTTGTATAAGATCGTTCGTATTTTTTATCTTATATTTATATTTATTTACTTTCTTAAAGTCTAAAGTAAACAATCTAGCCAGAAAGCATTTTTTATTCTTATACTCTCTGGTATGGTACATATACAAGTATTGTGTATTTCTAATATCTAGGCCCATACTTATTGTATCGGTACCTATCGTATAATGTATAGTAGTGAGATCATTCGGTTTTATACTATCTTTATATACAGTATCTTTAAGTATTTCTATTATATCTCCCTACACCTCTTTTTCAACATTAACGTATATTGTCTATTTTTGAGTTGCCGCAGTGTTAATTAGTTTCTATTTTATTTTTAACTCTTTAGCAACACTATCTAATTTTTGGATAAGATCATCGTTCTGTTGGCTAAGTTTGGACATATCCAGTTTTAAAACATTATTGGCCTACCAGGACTCCTATAAGGAGCCCTAATAGGCCTCAATGTTATTCTGAGCTATTTCTAAGCCCTCTGACAGCATTTTATTCTGTCTGTGGAGAGTTATACCCCAAGACAATAAAAACGCCACAGCGAGGCCTACAAACCACTTAGCGGCGACTTTCCGATGAGTCAGTATCCATGTCAACAGGCTCACCATTTTCAACCATTCGTTTTAATTCGTTATATCTATTATTCCATATATTGGCAGACTGGTTGTATTTACCATTCCAGTACATTGCCACGCCGAATATACTTGCGGCGTATACCAACGTCTGACCGACGTAACCCAATACGCCACTCGACAAATCACCTGAACTAAAATACTGGCAAAAGGAAAGTACAATACCGCTAACTAGCGACGCTACTGCGGTGCTATATTGTACTATATCTTTCCAGATTTTCATAGTTATCCTTCGTACCAAACGGTTTCTTTAGTCGTATCAATCTTCACATTGCCACCGTTTGTAAGGTGAAGGTTGATATATTCTTCGCGATCGTTCTTTTCTGCAGTGTCGAAATTGTTATGATACTTACCTTCATCGACATGAATGTCGGTAAAGGCTTCTCTAACAACAGCGATATCAATATCCTTGTATACAGACGGGGTCTTACGAGATGTTGCTCGCACGGTAACGTATTTTCGATCGACACCATCCTCGAGGCTAGCACCACAGAACATGCAAGAAGTATCCTGTGTGGACACTATCATCAAATACTTAGAGTCTTCCGGATTTACGAGAGACCAATTGACTGCGTTAATGTCAATATCTACAGGCATGACGGAAGCTTTGAGTTCACCATACTACCCGAGAGCGACAACAGTATCACCAACAACACTGATGCCTGTAGCGTCCTTTGCGTTTCCGATACTGATA